AGCCCTGCCTCTTGACAGGGCTTTCTTTTTGTGGTTAATATTAGTTTTACTATTAAACTAAATAAAGGAGGTGATGAGGTGGAAACAAAAATAAAAGAGAATCTTAGAGAAAATGGCCAGAGCTTAAAGTGGTTTTGGGAAAAGAACTTGAAGAAACAAATTTCTTACAAATATTTTATCATGCAGATTAACGGGCACGCCACAATCCGTGAGGATGTTGAAAAGGCTATTTCTGATTTTTTAATATTGAGGAAATAACCGGGGGTTCTTCATGGATCAAGGGTATGTAAAATTATGGAGGAAATCGGTTGACTCGGGTTTGATGCAGAATCATAAATTGTGGGTTTTTTGGACATGGTGTCTTATGAAAGCATCACACAAAAAAAGGAAACAGATGGTGGGAATGCAGATGGTCGATCTTAACCCTGGAGACTTTATTTTTGGTCGTAAGGCAGCTTCAAAAGAATTAAAGCTGTCTGAACAAACAATTAGAACGTGCGTTCAAAATCTAAAAAAACTCCAAAATCTAACCATCAAAGTAACCAACAAATTTAGTATAATTAGTGTAGTGAATTGGGGTATTTACCAAGTAGACGAAAACAATATCAACCAGCACATTAACCATCAAGTAACCAGCAACCAACCAACAAGTAACCAGCAGCTAACCACAAACAAGAATGTAAGCATTAAAGAATGTGAAGAAGAACAACCCCCCTTAACCCCCCAGGGGGAAAATCTGAAACCAACAAAAATAGAACTTAAAAATTATTTAATTCGGAAAATTGAGGTTGAGGACTACCAGGATTTGAAAGACCAGATCATTTCTTTTTTTGAATACAGAATGCTCAAGCCTAAAAAACAACAATACCAAACCGAAAAGGGAATTAATGGGCTATTCCGGGAGTTGAAAAAATGTAGGGGTGTCGGTATGAATATCTTTGATAGTCTTGAGATTGCCATGGAAAATAACTGGCAGACCATCAAACCATCGTATTTTGAAAACAAAAACGGGGATAGTGGCCCTGGTGAAAAAGAACGCAGGCGCATAGAAATTGAAACCTATGCAAAGGAGCATGGATTATGAACGGAAGAATTCAGTTCCCAGAATTCACTAACCTTGTCGATGATTTTTATGAGTATATGTGCAGGGATAAAAAACCAAGACCAGACAGGGCGCAGCTCTGGTATAGAGTCATCGGTGAGTTTAGGAAAGATGACGTTGAACACGCCTTTGTCTGGATGAAAGCCCACCTGGATTCTCTCCCGTACAACCTGCCAAAAGCGATCAAAAAGGCCATGTGGGCATCTGGACAACAGGAGGAGGCAGAGCAAAAAAGTAATGGACATTATGGCCCGTGTGATGACTGCAATGGAACAGGGATCTTGAAACTCAGAATAAAGGGCAAGGTCGGTGGGTGGCATGAACCCATTGCTTTTTGTGCAGCCTGCGACAACTGGCGTATTTGGGTTAACGATCCAGGTGATAGAGTTTTCCGGCAAAATCTGGTGGAGGCTGGCATCAGGCATAAGCCCTACAATAAAACCTTGTCTGCTTACAACACAGATCCAGGGTCTAACCAAGGTATGCCAGGCGTAGAGCAATTGGCTCACAATTCTTTTCCAGGGGAATCTCAGAGATGATTAAAAAAATATCAAAACAAAAAACAAAATGTATGTTTTATGATCATTGCCTTAAATTTTCGTTGAAAGATGATCCGGATGCTTGTGCAGACTGCAAAAAATATGTTTACAAACATGTGGCTGTTTGTTCCCAACCAAGAAAAAAATCAGGGGCAAACCCATTGGGGGGGCAGAAATGATGGAAATCCCGTTAGGAATAGTAGAGGCTTTAGAGTGTGAGGGAATTTTGTTTGTTCCTATCCCGGTTCTTGATGATGAAGATAAAGAATTTTTAATGACTCTGTTAGATACTCGCTTGTTGGAGTTAGGGGCGTACAATGACAAAAAATGAGGCCCAGGCCAAAGGATACTGCAACACGGGCAAGGTGAACCACTGCACTTGCTGGTATTCCGTCTGGGGCGTATTCGGGTGCCAGTATGGGCGGTTGCCGTGTCTGCATGTTTTACCGCCTGTCCCTGGGGAATGTCCCCATTCAGAAAAGTTTTTACGTAATCTTAAATTTTGGAGGGAACCTAAAAATGAAGTGTGAAAAATGCGGGGCAGATTTATTTTACATCACGGAGCTTAATTGTGAGGATTGCGAGAATAACGGATGGTACAATGAGGATGAGGATGATTTTCAGTATGACCAGCCGCCTGATAATGAATATCGGAATCAAGCGGAGGAAAACGGAGAATGCAGGATGGGCACATCTTTTGACGCTGGTTGCTGGATGGTACGGTGTGCTGCTTGTGGAAAAGAGTTTCATTCGCCAAGAGTATCTTGTTGAGCCCCTCCGACTAAACAGAGGCCATAGCATCAAGAAATGGCTGAACGTCTATTTTTAACCACAAGAAACTAACGAGGGGGTATGTTTTGACTGAAATACACATTGTAATTGATGGAGAACCCATCCAAAAAAATAGACCGAGGGCAGGGAAGCGGGGGAAGAAGGTGGTAATTTACAGCGACCAGAAGGGCGTAGAGCAGATGTGGATTGCATGCCTGGTGGCGCAAATTCCTTTCGGGTTTGAGTCCCTCAAGGGACCGGTGAGTGTTGATTGTGTCTTTTATAAGTCCCGGCCAAAGAGTCATTACGGCACCGGTAAAAACGCCGGTAAAATAAAAAAGTCTGCTCCTGCCTTGCCCCTTACCACCCCGGATCTTGATAATTATGAAAAATTTGCATGGGATTGTATGAATAAAATTATTTATTTGGATGATGGACAGGTTACTGATTCCAGTGAGAAAAAGCGGTATTCAGAGCAGCCACGGACTGAAATTACTATTCAGACTCTTTGAAACCCATGTTCCCGAAATGTATTTCGGGAACATCAAATTTTATAATATATAAAGACATCAGGAGGGGTGGTGGAAAAAGCTGTAAATTTGGAAAAAATAAATCCTGCCTGGGCAACCAAAAAAGGCAGACATCCTACCCCAGGCTCTGCTGAAAATAGTCGTCGAAACTGGAGTAAAGTGTACTACATAAACGGAGTAAAGATGGGCAAACGAGTGGGCAAGCCAGTTAGGAAATTTACCCGAGATAACATAAATGGTTATCTAAGTTTATAAAATATTATATCTCAAACAAAAAAGGCCAGCTCCAAAACACGGGGCTGGCCTTTTATTCTTTGTGTGGGTTATTTAAGATATGCTTCTAGGGCGGAAAGGATGATATCACGCTGAAAAACCTTGTCGTCATGCATCTTCTGTTTGATCTTTGCCAGCAGGTCATCCGGGATATTGCGGAGGAAATAATTGCCCCCGGAGTGGGTTTTTTTGAAATGTTCCCGGGCGATTACCAGCACATCTACGGGGCGGGTTTTCTTTGCCCGTTTTATTTCTGGGATTATCTCTACTATGCAGGTTGGGCACAGTGAGGCACTGCCTTTTTCTTTCAGCAGCAATGAATTATTCCCGCATCTGTCACAGATTCTTTTTTTCATCTGTTTATTTCCTCCATGTAAATCTTGGTTTCCAGGGTTGGTTTTGTCCTGGGGGTTTTTTCCCTGGCTCTGTGGATCTTATAGTTCAAATCATCCACGTCAAACCATTGTGGCGGGGTACTGCCTATAATTTTCTGCCATTTAGCCATGCCTTTGAGCTGGGCATAGATTTGATCTTGTGTTGATGTTATAGGCGTGTGCGAAAGGAACGCCTTAATGAAAGATTTCTGTGTGTTCTGCTTCGTGATCATGTTTTAGTTTTCCCAATGTTTTAATAATATTAATAAAAAAATTACTGCTATTAGCCACCCCAGATAGAGGATGGCGTGGCGTGAATTAGCGTGGTTAAAACCTTCAATTATTGCCTGATTTACCATTTTAAAATCTCCTTGTTTTGGTTTGCCCCATTTGGCATCTTTAACTTAGCTATCATGATATCTAATGTCAAGGACTATTTTAAAAAAGATTATTATTTTATTTACATGGGGAAATATGTGTGCTTAAAATGGAACATTTCTATTTTCCTTATAATGCTACTTGCTGGGGGGCCATACATCAAACGCTTTTTAGAAAATCAATCAGAGTCGTTAGGGGGTTTTGGCCATGCTATAATAGCGGGGTTTATGGGGCTTATTGCTCATATAGATACGTGTGCGTCGGTGTTGGCGGTAATTGTCCTGGGCATTCAGATAAAAGTGTCCTGGTATAGGATGACAAAAGAAAAAGCCCTTTCAAAAAAAGCAAACGGGTTTAAAAAATGAATGATAAAAAAATAGTCCCTTTCCCTTTTTCGATGTGGACGGACCTTACGCCCCCCACAAAACGTCTGATAATTGGCGTTGTGGGTGCTGTTATTATTACAGCTATGATAACCGGGTATTTTCCAGAATTATTAAATATTTTTGGGTTGGGTGAATAAAATGGCGAATATTGATTTAAGAACGGCTACCGGTGCGGCACCGCTGAAAGAAACATTTTCGGATGCCGATAGGCTGAATTTATACGAGTATCCCGGATGGATATTTAAGGCAGTTTCAGGGGCAGGCCTTAAAGCCACGCTTAAAACGTATTTTGACACTTTATATGGATCTGGCGACGGTACGGTTACTGCGGTAACAGGCGGGACAGGGTTGTCGTCCACGGAAGGGACAACACCGGCAATTAGCCATGATGCCCATACAGGCCATGTCACCGGAGCTACTGATTTAACCATTGAGAATGGTGTGGTGACCGTGGCGATGCTGGCCGACGCGACTATCGGGAATTTGATCTCATTTGGTCCTGGCGGTGTTTCCGCTCTTGTTGCGACTGGAACAAATGGCCAGGTGCTGACAAGCAATGGCCCTGGGTCCGCTCCTACTATGTCTGCAGCTACGGCTGGTACAGTGACGGCTGTTACAGGAGGTACAGGCCTGTCATCTACTGGCGGGACCACGCCTGCAGTTAGCCACGATTCGCATACAGGGGAAGTGACAGGCTCGACGGCTCTTACGATTACAGCAAAGGCCGTAACTCTTGCAAAAATGGATGACATTTCACAAGGATCAATAATTGTTGGTGGTGCTGCTGATGCTCCTACAGCTTTAGACGCAAAAACAACTACTCAAATACTTGTGGGCGATGGTACTGATTTAAAATCTGTGGCTTTAAGTAATGACGTTACGATGGCTAATACCGGGGCTGTTACGCTTGCGAATAAAGCGGTGACGTTGGCTAAGATGGATGATATTGCGACGGCTTCTTTAATGGGGCGTAGTACAGCAGCAACCGGAGTTCCTGAAGTCCTTTCAAAGGCAACTGTTAAAACTTTGCTTGGTTTCATTGAAAGTGTAGAGGGTGACACAACTCCACAACTTGGCGGTGATCTTGAATACAACGAGAACAATCAAGTTTTTGACTCAACGCTAACATCTTCAGGCACAGCAGCCGGGGATATAATCACAGTTACATTCGGGGAGTCTGTTATTTTCGGGGATGTCTGCTATCCAAACGCCACGGACAATGAATGGAAAAAGGCTCTTGGAACCAATGCAGCCACAACAACCCCGGCGATGGGTATGGCTCTTGAGACGAAAGCGGATGGGGCAGCAGGTAAATTACTTCTTAGGGGTACGGTTCGAGATGACACCATATTTAGCGGTTCAGGAGCTGGGGATACTGTCTATTTGAGTGATGCAACGGCAGGTGATGTTGTCTATGCTGCGCCGGATACAACAGGTGATATCGTCCAGATATTAGGGTTTGGTATTGCCGCTAATTACATCTTTTTCGATCCTGATAATACGTCGATTGAGGTGGCTTAATGGATGATAAAACCATTACAGTAATCCCAAGAAAGATAACATCCAAAGAAGATCAGACAAAATTCCAGGGGCATGAAAATAATATCTTTGATAAGCCTGATATGAAACAAGCCATCTTCAATGAAATGCGTCCAGCCAAGGTGTTTAAAAAAGGTAAAGACTTTGAGTTAAAAGGGATGCACTTCAAATCTCTACTAAAAGAAGATGCTCAAGATTCTGCTCCCTGGGGATACATTGAGAATGATAAAACCCTGGCATTCACTCATAAAGAAATGCGCTGGGATGATGGAACAGTCATAAAAACCGGTGTCAATTTTTCCAAGGGCGTCACTGAAAAACAGGCGATTCGCTACAAAGATGCTCTGAGTCCAGGAATTGATATTAAAATTGTTCAGGACAATTATAAATTTCAGAAGATTGTTGAAATCTCAAGTCTTGAAAGTCTCGGTAAAATTCCAGACGGTGCAGAATACCTTGAAATTGATTTTGTAATCAGCGGTGATTTTAATTTACCTGATGGTGATATTACTGCCCGTATTCCTTTTGGTGAAAATAGTTTTGTTCAGCCTATCCGAGCTTGGGATAAATCAGAGTTTGAGAATCAAGAAGATGAAATTAAAAGTGGTGCAGTTGGTTCAATAAATGGAAATGTAATCACTAAAAAGATCCCTGTCGAGTGGTTGAAGCAGGCTGTTTATCCGGTGATGACTGATATATCTATAACGTATGGATCTGAAAATGTTTTCAATTCTGAGAACACCTATTATGTCTCAGCGACAGCTTTAGATTCTACACATTTTGTTGTTGCTTATCAAGATTTTGGTGATACTGAGTATGGTATTTGTCGGGTTGGTACAGTTTCAGGAACAACAATAACATATGGTGATGAAAATATATTTCATTCTAATGATACAAGGGATATCTCAGTTACTACAATTGACTCTACGCATTTTTTAGTTGCGTATAGTGCTGTTGGTGGTGAATATGGGGCTGGGGCTGTAAGGATTGGCGTTACTGATGGTAGTACAACAATCTCAAGTTATGGCACTATAAAAATCTTTGAAGTTGATTCGTCTCAGAATATTTCAATAGCATTATTAGATTCCACTCATTTTGTTGTTGGGTATTCAAATTATGAGGATTCCAAACAAGGTTTTTGTGTAGTCGGTGTTTTTTCAGGCTCTACTATATCATCTTATGGTGCTATAAATAAATTTAATGCTGCTGAAACAAGGTTTATCTCAGTTTCTGTGTTTGATTCAACTCATTTCGTTGTGGCATACCAGGATGATGGTGGGGCAGATCGAGGGGCTGCTCGTGTTGGCGTAGTTTCAGGAACGACTATATCAGAATATGGCACAGAAAAATTAATTAACTTCAGTAAAGCATACCATATTACAGTGGCAAATTTAGATTCAACACATTTCATAATCGCTTATAAATATTTCTCAACAACTTATCATAGTGCGTGTGTGATTGGGTCAATTTCAGATACAACAATATCATGGGGGACTGAAAATATATTTTTGGATGATGAGGCTTCCTCTATATCGGTATCAATATTAGACTCAGAACATTTTGTTGTAAGTTATAATGATACAATAAATTTATATGCAATAATCGGAGTAATTTCAGGAACGACTATATCAGAATATGGCAATGCAGCAATTTTTAATTTGGGTAGTACATCTTATACTAAAGTAGTGACATTAGATCAACTACATTTTGCTATAGCTTATAATGATCTTGGTAATGGAGGTTATGGAACAGCAATAATAGGAGAAATACCATCATATGGCTGGTCAGGCATAATAAACGGAGTATCAGCACCAGCAAAGATAAACGGGATAGCAGTGGAAAATATCGCTAAAGTTAACGGTATTGAATAAGGGGGATTATGAATTGGTTTAAAAGATTTTTCAGTAATGCGCTTAGTTTTCTGCAAAGGGCGGCCAAAACAGTGGTTGGCGTGGCTGCTGAAGAAATTGGCGAGACAGCTATTAGTGTTGTGTCTCTCCTTGAGATGAACCCTGAGTTGTCTGGATCTGAGAAAAGAGACCTGGCAGTTGATAACATCAGGCGTAAGTATCCAGACGTCCAGAGCGTGGCCATAAATCTGGCTATTGAGTCTGCGTTGGCTATTATTCGGGAGTATTGGCTTAAAAAATAGGGATTGATGTGGTATGGCTAAAATGGGACCACCTATAAAATATAAAGAGGATTTTGTCAGACAGGCCTTTGTTGCGTGTTCTGAGGGTGGGTTTACTAATGCCAAATTGGCTAAATTGTTACAAGTTGACATTGCTACTATTTACCAGTGGAAGCTTGACTATCCTGACTTATCCGATGCTATAAACAGTGGTAAAGACATTTGGAACAGTTCGAAAGCCGAAAAATGTATGATGAAGCGGGTCACAGGCTATAAGTATACCGAAACTACCCGGGAGCCTGACGATGACGGGAACCTGAAGATATCAAAAACTGTAAGAAAATCAGTGGCCCCAGATGTTACGGCCCAAATATTTTGGTTAAAGAATAGGTCGCCTGAACGGTGGCGTGACCGGAAAGAGCTTGATATTGATCTAAAAAACAGAACAAGCGATGAACTTGACAATGAAATTGCACAGCTAAGCGGGGCACTTGATGATGCAGACGGCTCTTAAAATTCCAGAGAGTAAAGAGGGTAAGATAAGACTTATTTCTTTATTAAAGGAAAAGAAGCGGCGGTTTGATGCGTCAAAACTCCAGCGTCAGTATGATTCATTTTATCCATGGCAATCTGGCTTCTGCAAAAATACCTTTGATTTCTTTGAATCTGCCCTAATCGCCGGGAATCAAGTGGGCAAAACGAGAGTCGGAACCACCATTGATGCCTACCATTTAACCGGGGAATACCCAGAGGGCTACCCGGGATATAAATTTTCTCATGCCCCTATGTGCTGGTTGCTCGGATATTCCATGGAAAAGACCCGGGATCTTCTTCAAAATGAACTGTTTGGGGCTTATACTTCCCAGGCTGGGTTTGCTGGAGGGTTGATTCCGAAAGATAAAATATTATCTCATGAATCAGCACAGGGCACAGTCAATGCGATGCGCACAGTCAGAGTAAAACATAAACTGGGGACGTCCGTTGTGCAATTCTGGTCATACACCCAGGGCCAACATGCAATCATGGGTGATGTCGTGGACTGGGTGCATGTTGATGAAGAACCCCGAGACCAGAAAATCAGACCGCAGCTTTTGACCCGGACCATCAACGGAGACAGGGGCAAGGGCGGGAGGATAATTTACACGTTTACGCCTGAGAATGGCAGGACTGAGCTTGTTATTCAATTTGCTGATACTCCCACATCTGAACAGTCATACATGCAGGTGGGGTGGGACGATGCCCCGCATATGACCGAAGAAAAAAAAGTGCGGTTACTGGCTCAGTACCCTGAATATCAACGGAAGATGCGGAGCCAGGGCGAACCAATGCTCGGCCATGGTCGCATTTATGATATTGCTGATGATTATGTGATGGTTGACCCGTTCCCTATTCCTGATCACTGGATGGTGATAGGCGGTATGGATTTTGGTTGGGACCATCCACAGAGTTTCGTCAAGTTGGCTTATGATATGGATAATGACATCATTTATGTGGTCAATTCCTGGAAACAATCCAAGGTATCTGCAAATGATGCCTTTGGTGCAACCCAGGCATGGACAAAAGATTTGCCGATTGCGTGGCCAGCTGATGGCTTGCAGCATGAAAAGGGCAAAGATGTCGTAATGCAGCAAAAAGAAAATTGGATGAAAGCAGGGTTTAAACTCCTGCCTGAACATGCAACATGGATCAAGGGCGGTATGTCGGTGGAGGCGGGGTTATATGAGATATTAGACAGGCAGCGTAAGGGGCTATACAAGATATTTAAAGGCCAGCCGGATCTCATGTCTGAGCATAGGCAATATCACCGGGACGAAAAAGGTAAGATCGTAAAGACGATGGACGATATACTTGACGCTGGACGGTATGCGTACATGATGTTAAGATTTGCAAAGAGGGCCGGTGATATCGGCGTGATAATAAAACCAAAACTACCCAGGCCAGTGAGGGTGATGGGGAGGAGATAGGGGAGGCGATGCCAAAAGAAACCCGAAAAATAAAAAAGAATTTAAGCAAGTCAGAACTCAAGAAAAGGCTTGGTAAAATTAAATGGCGGTCAGATCATCGTGGGATTAAATATAATAAAAAAACCGGTCTTGTGACCGCTACATAAGGGGGGAAAAATGATAACTCCAGGGAAAGTGGTGTCAATTACCACATCGTACAAAGCGATAACAGTGTCTAAAATAGATGCACCTCCCGGGCTTGCAACACCGATGGTATTCGTACCTGAAGATGATGTGGTGTGGACATGGGCAACGAGTGCAGCCGGGGCAAATGCTATTACGATGATATCAGGCAGGCCGTTAAATATGCTGGTGGTTCCTGAAGCCGACGGAACGGTTATGTATGCTAAGGCAGCATCATCCACAAACCTCAACATTGCGATCGGTCCCAGGAGATAAAAATGCTTGAATTAGCGGACATAAAAAAACTACACGGGAAGGCATATGATTTCGGCCAGACTACCCGGGAACGGGCCGCTGATGACATGGTATTTTATTATGTGACACAGTGGGATGATGGGTTACTAGAAGATTCTCAACTCGAATACAGGGGTGAATTTGACCTGGTTAAGCGAGCTGGTAGGCAGATCATAACGGATTTGGCATTGAACCCGGTCCAGGCAGACTTTGAACCGAACGGGGACACCACCGAAGAGGCCACAGAATTTCTCGATGGGAAATACCGGAACGATGATAGCAACAATCTTTCCCAGGAATCCTACACCGTCGCCAAGAATGAGGCAGTGGTGTGTGGTGTTGGTGGGTGGGAGTTATACACTGATTATGTTTCGATCCGTGGTGAAAATAAAGATCAGAAGATAAAGAGACGGCCTCTCCTGGAAATGAACTCAAAAGGTCTTTGGGACCCCCAGGCTACCCGCATCGATAAATCAGATGCTAATTATTTCTCATGGCTGCACCGGTACACCGAAGATGGATACCTGGATTTGGTGGAAGAACTGACCGGGGACAGGCCGGACAAAGTTGTTCAGGCTTCCTTTGCATCACCGGAAATATCTTATTCCTTCCCCTGGGCCGGGGGCGAAGGGGCCAAAATTTACGTGGTTGATTTTTATCACCGTGAAAAAGTAAAAGATGTCCTGGTTTACATGGAAGACCCGTTCCAGCGGACCATGACTATACTTGAATCCCAGATGGAAAAAGTGGCTGATGAGCTGATTGACTCAGGCTTTTCCATAGTCGGTGAAAAAAAGATCAAGCGGTGGCAGGTCACAAAGTACATTGTATCCGGTGAAAAGATTCTTTCCCATGAAATCATTGTAGGTGAACATATCCCGATCATCCCAACGTATGGGGAGCGTGCGTATATTGAAGGGGAAGAACATTACGAGGGCGTTGTCCGACTCGCAAAAGACCCGCAGCGCCTCCGCAACTTCCAGTTGTCATACCTTGCAGATATCATGAGCAAGGGGCCACGGGGTATGCCGGTATTTCTACCGGAACAAATCTCGGGCTATGAAGATATGTATGCTACCAGTGGCATAGATAATAAGTATGCCTACCTGCTGCAGAACAAAACCGATATGAACGGAACAGATCTACCCGTGGGGCCGGTTGGTAGGATGGAAGAACACAAAGTGCCTGACGCATTGATCATGAGCATTGAGGTGGCAAGACAGGCCATTGAAGATGTGGCCAACCCGGGTATGCCCCAGGACGTGACCGACCTTTCCCAGATGTCCGGCACAGCAGCCAGGGCATGGCAAAAAAGAATGGACATGCAATCCATGGTCTACCAGGAGAACTTCAAGTTTGCCAAGCGGCGTGACGCTGAGATATACGCCTCCATGGCTTCAGAGATTTATGATAGTCCACGGACTGAGCGTATCACCCTTCCAGACGGGACAAAAAAAGATGTTGAAGTGATGGGATCAGTCATTGATGAAACCACCGGTGAACTTGTTATTCTCAATGATATTCGGAACGCCACTTTTGATGTGTTCTCCAAGATAGGGCCGAATTACACGACGCAGAAAGAGGAAACCATTGATAAGCTCAACGTGATGATGAGTAAAATTCTGCCACAAGATCCCATGATGAAAATCTTGCAGCTCAAACAAATGGTCTTGATGGATGGTGTTGACTTTGACGATGTGCGGGACTATGCCCGGATGCAGCTTGTGTTGCTGGGGATTAAGAAACCTGATACCCCTGAAGAGACAAAAGCGTTGCAGGATGCACAGGCGAATAAGGAACCTGATGATGCAAATATGGTCATGGCGAAAGCCGAAGAGTTGAAGGGTAAGGCAGATATAATGGAAGAACAACGCCAAGGTATCGCCATGCAGCTGAATGACGCTAACGAGAAATCTAAACAACAGATCGACGTATTCAGGGCCACTACTGACCGCCTCAAGGTCCAGGTGGAGGCAAAAAAAGCTGAGGCTGAGATAGGGAAAAAGCAGGTTGAAATGGTAGGCCAACAACTGGACAATGAAACCAAGGTCGCAGAGTCCGACCAGGCAGACCTTGAGAACATGACCACGGATCAACTCTTTGCAATGTTGGCGGCATAACATGGATTTACCAGGCATGAACACACAAGAAATCCTCCGGCCCCCTGAAACAAAGTGGCAGCAACTCATGGGCCTGAAAGACCGTATGTTTGGCGATGGATCTGTTATGGAGCCAGGGTTCAAGGAGGGGATATCAGCTCCCGAAGGAACCCCGGTTGATTTCTCCAATATAGGCAGCGTGGCAGGTGGTAGAATCCGAGAGATGGCCATTGACCCCATGAAACGGTATGCGAATACTGTTGACCGGGGCATGTCCGGCCAGCCCATGACTATATCTGATTTGTTGGCCATGACAGAGGGCAATATGAATCTTGTTGTGGGTGGTAGTTTTCCTGAGAATTTGTCCGGTGGCGGCAGCCTGAATAAACTGAATATGTTTGTGGGGCCATCTGCAAAGGAGACTACCAAGGCAGAGGCTATGTTTTTGAGAGGGGCCAGTAAAGAAGAGATTCACGCTGCAACGCTGATGCACAAGAAGCCTGATGGGTTTTGGCGTAAGGAGATATCTGACGCTGATATGGCCATGCGGGAATACCCGTCCACACCAACAGAAGCCGTGGAGTCCTTCAGGGCTGATATGATGACGGGCAAGGCGGTGGGGATGGATGATATTTATAACGATGTGAAAAGATATGATGGTATGCCCACCCAAGAGATTGTTAACCTATCCAATAAAAAACAGGCAGAAATAAACAGAGCCCTTGAAACTAATGATATTGAAAAGATCCGTGGCATAATGGATAATTACCCAGGGCTTGAATCTATAAAAAGCATGATGAAAGGCCGAAGATATGGACCGCTTAGTGAATATGTTGATAATCCATCATTGTATGACAAATACCCAGAGTTAAAAAATTTACATACAAGGATGTCAGATGATGGCCTTAGCGACGGCACCCAGGGCGTGTATAGGCGCGAAAGTGACTTTCAAGGGGAACAAATCCAGATAAGACCCCCCAGATGGGACCAGGACGCAAAGCCAACGATAACACATGAATTGCAACACGGCATCCAGAATAAAGAGGGATGGGCCAGGGGCGGGAATCCTTATGAATTTGCAAGGGGGAAAGATGCTATTTACAAAGAGATTTCTCTCTATAATGATGAATTGGGCAGGCTTTCAAAAAAAATGGATCAAGCCAAAATAGATGGTGAAGAACAGACCGTTGAATATTTAAAGAAAAAATATGACTTGATCATGGAAAACAAAATGAATTTGGTGGATGATGCACAGGCCGATCCCTATGAAAGTTACCAAAACCTAACAGGAGAAAGAGAGGCCAGAGATACAGCCAGCAGGCTAACCCTAACCGAAGCCCAACGCCGAGAAACCCCGCCTGATTTTGGTGAGGGTGGTATTGTTCGTGGTGGTGGGGGTGGGGCTTTGAGTGTGGAATATTCTCCAAGCTTAATGAAATCGTTTGATGACATAACAGCTTTCAGAAAGGCCAATAATCTTGAGGGAATAAAGATGCGAAAGAGTGGAGGGCATCCTACTCAAATAGCCACTACAAAGAAAACATACCGTAAGATATTTGATAACCTTGTGTCTGAAGATGCCAAAAAAGGCAAGGTTTTGGATTATGGTGCAGGGAAGAATATCGGTGGAAAAGAGTTAGGGGCAGATACTTACGAACCCTATCCAGATGCAGGCTTTAAACCGACATTCTCTGACCCTGCACAAATCCCATCTAACGCTTATGATACTGTAATAAACAATGCAGTTCTTAATGTTGTTCCTGAAAATGCAAGGGATCATATTGTTTCTGAAATAGGCAGAACCTTAAAACCAGGGGGCAAAGCGTTTGTCAACGTGAGGGGCAAGGATGTCTTTGACGCGAAACATCATTTGATTAACAAGGATACAATGGAGGTTATTATTGATGGCTCTAAGGCATATCAAAAAGGGTTTACGCAAAAAGAACTTGAATCTTATATCGGGGGAGTTCTTGGTGAAAGGTTTAAAATAACCCCAGGTACAGGTAAGAATAAATTTGGGTCGGTAGGCGTTATTGTTGAGAAACATTGAACAAATTGCAATAAACCCCAATCAATGATACCATAAGCACATTGGCAAACCTTAAAACCAGAGGGAGAAACCCATGGATGACCAAAATTATTATTTACCCGAGCAGCAACAGTTTTACGACAAAGATTTGATAACATTATTATGCGAGAAGTGTTTCAGTGATGACCGTTTTTTTATAGGGATAAAAGAGAAACAGAACGGGGTTGATTTTCACATAGTCAGAAAATGTTCGAGATGTGGGCATGAAATGGTTTTGAAGGAGTAGCCTATCAATCAAATAATGAAGATATTAAAAGACATCAAAGCCAGGAAATGGTACGGAGAATTGCAGTTAAAATTCAACGAGGGTAAACTTGTTTTGATCGTAAAAACGGAAACCATTAAACCAGAGGGAGAAACCCATGGATGATACAAGAGGGTACAGGGTTGTTATATTTTGTGAGCATTGCGGCGAGATATCCACAAATAAAGATAAACTTATACTTTACAACCCGATGACCGCACCACCCCCATACCATGAAGCTGATTTTTTTACAGAGAGGTTTGTGTGCAGTGCGTGTGGGAAAGAATCGTGGCCAGGCATCAAAGCTGCCAAGCCCATGGATAAATCAACCAAGGCAACCAAGCTCGCAACGATAAAAAGGACGGTTACGGTTGAGGTTATGGAGGATGGGCCGCTGCAAACCCTGGATGATGAATCTGCATAGTGGATGAGGTGTAAGGGTTGCACGGATGCCTTGGGAGCATCAAGAGAGGTTCGAGTCCTACATCCGCTACCATAATAAAATAGGTATCAGAAAAACTGAGCCGAACGAGAGATTAAATCTCTTGCTCGGCTTTTTTTATTGGCAAAAGCCAAAATTACCGGCCATCCTGACCGGGTATGCCTCTCCCGCAGGCGAAAGCGGGAACTTACCGGCGAGAACACACCGGGCTATCCTTTAATCATGGGAGAATATGATGAATCTCGAAGAATTGAAAACACAGAACAAAGCCAAGGAAGATGCCGTGAAACCGGACGTTGAACCAGTCGTTGAAGATGTCAAACCAATTGAGGATATCAAACCTGATGTCCCCCTGGAGGATGACGTTGACGATGACGATGCAAAACCCCTTGAGCCGTGGCAGATGTCCGAGATGGACGAAGCCAAGGGCCAGCCTGATAAAGATGTGCCTGTAAAGACTCATCTTAAAATCAAAAGCAAACTCAAAGGCAGGCTCTCAGAGGCAGAGGACAAGAACAAAGCCCTTGCCGATGAGAACGCACGCCTGAAAGCAAAGGGGCCAGCGCCGAAGCCTGACAGGGTTGATTTTGCAACGGATGACGAATACGATGCAGCACATGAAAACTATGAGGATCTGAAAACCACTGAGCGAGTGCGCAAAGTGGCTGAACAAGACAGGGTTACCCTTGCACAGAAAAATGCAATAGAGGCAAGGAAAAAGGCTGTCGAATCTCATTATAAACGTGCTGCTGAATTGGTGGAAAAATCCGGCATTAAGGCTGAACTTTTTGGGGCCAGCGATAAAAAGGTCCGAGAAACGGTTGAGATGGTTTACAAGGGCGGTGGTGACGACATCACGGATCAATTGATAGACGACCTTGGAGACGGATCTGAAAAAGTTCTGTACTATTTGGGCATCAATGAAAATGCCCTTAATAAACTTCAAGTGCTTCTGGCTTCCCAGCGTAGTGGAATGAAAGCGGGCATGTATTTAGCGCAATTAAAAGAACGCTTAACTAAACCAAAAAAGGTTACATCAACGGCACCGGCACCGGCGAACCAGCACAACGGGGATGGTGGGGCCACAGCGTCAAGCAAGGCGGTAAAGAAGCTTAAAAAAGCCTATGATGACGCTCACAAGTCTGGCAACCCTCAAGATGCGTATAACGCCAAGAAAGCGGCCAAGCTTGCCAAGGTTGATGTCTCCCAATGGTAAAGGATAGATAAAAATGGCACTTACAACTGGTAAAACCGTAGAAATGATGCTGGAAACGGCAAAAGAAACATATGAACATCCCGACTCGATGCTTGATCTTGTCACTCTGGACACACCGGACCCCGGAAAACTCCAAAACGCAAGTAATGTGATTTGGAAAACCGTCCAGCAAGATGCCCCTTTGATCGAAGGGTGGGATCTTACCGGGGAAGAGACAGACATCATTGAACAGACGTATCCATGTATCCTTGGCACTCCCCAAAATGATCTTGTGAAACAGCGTGCCGATAACATGCGGGACGATTCCTTCTGGAAGCGCCGGGCTGAACAATCCGGGATGCGCCAGGCTTCAAAGCTGAACTCTGAGATTGCCAAGGCGATTAAAGAACAGGGATCTCTTTTCTATCGGAGCAATGACACTTCTGGTTATTCCTTCATTTCAGAAGCTCAAGCTCTGATGAACGAACGCCAGCTCTCCAATACCAACGGGCGTAATTTCATGTTGAATGATCGGGACACTCGCAAATTTGGTGAGGATTTGGCAGGCCGTCAGACACTCCAGGGGGAGCCTGATAAAGTGTGGAAGACCGGCCAGCTTGCAAATAATATCGCACAGTTCGATATTTTCACTGGGTCTTTTCTTCCTGATCTTGTTGGCGGGGCTGATCCTGCAACCACTGTAACCGGGGATCATTCTTTTAAACCTGAAGCCGGGTCCGTCAATGCAACGACAAAAGTTGTGACGAACATAGATTACCGGACGGCCACCCTTGTTGTTGCTGACTCAGCTTCTTATAATGTGGGCGATAAAGTGACCATCTCCAATTCCGGCACAACTATCAAGGCCTTGGGGAAAGGTGACAAGACCGACACCGGCCAGGCCATGACATTCTCTGTCATCTCCAAACCGTCTTCTGTTGGTCTCCAGATTTTCCCGAAACCGATTGCAGCCGATGACACGGCCCTTTCAACGGTTGAACTGGCCTCTGCCAATATCGACACTGTGATTCTTGACACTGCTACTGTTGACCGTCTGAACACCGATGCGACTAATAAATCAAATCTGTTCTGGGCTAAAGATTCCATCGAGGTCATGGGCGGCAAGATCCCCGCTGATTTGTTCGCATCCTTTGATGGTAAAAAAGTGGTTCACGACACGATGAAAAACGGTCTTGAGATGTACATGCTTTATGACGGTGACATTATCGAGATGACTTTCCGGTTTCGGATTTTTACCTGGTTTGGCGTAACGATTGCCGATCCCGCCAATTGCGGGGTTGCAGTAACTTATTAATACCGATTAAGCCCGACAAGGCGGGGAGGGTGTAACAGCCCTCCTTTTTAAAAGGAGATATAAAAAATGGCTAACAAAACAAGAAATGTGGAATGGCGGCAACGGTCAAAGAATTATGGGTCTTCCGATGTTGTAACCCAAGTCACAGCAGCCACCACAGACACATGCGTACTCACACACCCAATTGTCAAGATTGACTCAGCAGCTGGGGCCGTGACTACGTTCACACTCCCTGATGGAGAACCGGGGCAAATCCTGATGCTGATATCTACTGACGCAGCCGATGTTGACGTGAAACCCACCACGGCAACTGGTTGGTCTGTAATTGCCCTTGATGCCATCGGTGATACAGCGGTTCTTTTTTACGCAAATGACACTGACGGATGGGTGATCAAGAGCCTGTACAGTGTTGCCGTTGATTCAAGCCCTGCATACACAGCAGCATAAAAATTCTACCTGGAGGGGGTCATCCCCTCCATGAACAAGGAGAATGAAAGATGAAAAGAGATTTTTTCCACACAGGGTTGCAGGTTTCGCGGTCACAGATTGGCGCATTAACGAACATGCTCGGGCCTGGAAACGTTTGGTATGTTGACGCTAATATCGGCAATGACAACAACGGCGGCGAGTCATGGACTGATGCTTTCAAGACCTACGGCAAGGCGGTTGATTCTGTCGTGACCAACAATAATGATTTTATTCTGATCAACGGGTACTCAACAGTCAATGAAACGGCTATGGTTTCCATCACAAAAAACCGTTTTCACACCGTGGGTATGAATGGCCCCGCTGGACACTACGGCCAGGGTGCAAAGATCCAATGTACTGCATCTGCCACGGCTACCAACATTGCCACGATCCAGAACACAGGTATCAGAAACACCTTTACCGGCATCAAAGTTATCAACGGTATGACTATCGCCGAAGGGCTTTACGCTTTTGCCGAGGGCGGGGAGTTCTCCAGATTCTTCAACACTGAATTTTACAAATCCACTGATCTGGACGAGACTGCTGCCGCCGAACTCCTGCACAACGGGGATAGCGCACAGTTTTATAAATGCACATTCGGCAGCACCGCAAACATCATCACAACGGGTAAGATCAGGCCAAACGTCCTTTTGTCTGCCACCCTTGCCGGTAAGAAATGCCGGGATTCCCTGTTTGACGATTGCCTGTTCCTTTCCAAGGCCGGGGGCACCGCCCATGTTGCGGTTTACGGGGCCAACGCTACGGATGTTGAAAGAATGCTGTTGATTAAAAACTCAACCTTTTTGAACAACCCCCTCTCAGCCGCGACACCTGCCCATGCCGTGGGATTCGGTGCAGCTCAGACCCAGGGGGCCGTGATTCTTAAAGACTGTGCGTCAGTTGATCATACCGTGATGGCAGAGGCAGCCGTGGGCATCTATGTTGCCGGTGCTGTTCCTGGTTTCGCCACGTCTGGCGTATCTGTTCTTTCCTAACCTAAATGCAGGGGGCCACCATGTCCCCTGCTTAAAGGAACCCATGTCAATAAAACTGTACCGCAAAAAAAGTGACACTGAGGTGGAGATGGTCTTGTTCGAGCCTGACACATTCCAGACAGCCATTGACCAAGGGGGATGGCATCTAAAAAAGATAGATTGCTTTAACCTTTGCCCGGTTATTCAGGAGAAAAAAACCCGTAAAAAAAAGGTGAAAACCAATGGCGGCAAGCGATCTTAAAGTGGACCGTATCAACGGGGCCTTCTCCAAGCTTAGGATTTCCGGGATAACGGTTATCCCCAGCGTAGAAAATAATAAACTGGCAATGGGCACCTTGGAGGCTCTCATGAATGAGATGTTTGATAGGAACATTTGCCTCGGTTATAATTTCGAAGATGAACCGGATATAAACACAAAATCCGGGATCAAGCCAGCGTTTTATAACTCTGTTGATTCAGTTCTCGCCTTTAGGTTAATGGCAGATTTCGGAAAGGGGTTTCAGCCAGATCAAACCCTTGTGATGCAATCCAGGGCCGGGGCATCCCATTTATATTCTGCTATTAATAGACCGAATCCGACACAGTACCCTTCAAGGATGCCTACCGGGGCAGTAAACTCTACTTTCCAACGGTTTTATTCACCAGCAGAGCAAGCACCGGCAACATGCCTCACCAATGCCATGGGTTATGACCCAGACTCCCCGAATATCAATGATTTTTCAGAACATTTTAACGCATACTTAAAAGATTCTGAATCAATTTCATCATTCACGATTGAAGCAGATTCAGGGCTTACAATCCTTTCGAGTTCTATTTCTAATGAAGATATTATTTATCGTATCCAGGCAGACGGAACCACGGCCGGGGCCGGTATATTACAAGTTAAAATAGTCGTTACAACTTATGATGACAGAGTAATAACCAGGGTTATTGACTTTAAATTAACGGAGGTTGATTTATAATGCCAACTTTGCCCGTTCCTCTTATACGTGGGGACAAAGCCAGTTCTAAAACAGATTATAGGGACAATCTTCCTGTTAATTATTACGTTGTTAAGCGTGATATTCTGGGGGCAAAGGGGTACTTGATAGCGACTCCAGGGTTAACAGCTTTTGGTACTGGGGCAGGCGTGGACAGAGGTGGAACATACAATGAGAGATTTCTTGCTCATTATCGCATTTCTGGTGAGTCTTTTTGTAGCGTATCGAGTGGTGGTGTGGTTACTGATCTTGGCGCAATCCCTGGGGCAGGCCAGGCCACACTTAAAAATTTATACTCGTTTAATACTCAGGGGATTATCGCCGATGGGCGATTTTTTCTTTATGATGGGTCGTCACTTAATGAGGTCACAGACTCGGACCTTGGGAATCCCATCGACGGTGTATGGATTGATGGGTTATATTTTTTTACAGACGGTGAATATCTTTATCATACTGATCTAATCCCAGAGGAATCTATCACTCCAATAGATTTCGAAAGTTCGATAAATCCCTTAAAATTTAAAACAGCCGAGTTTATGCCTGACCCGAGTTTAGGGGTTGATAAAACACAGGACGATAAAGTGTTAGTTTTCGGCCGCTATTCCTTGGAGTATTTCATAAATGTAGCTGATGAAAATTTTCAGTTCCAAAGGGTCAATACCAGGTCACAGAAAATAGGTATCGTAGCAACCCACGCCAAGACTGAGGCTGGAGGGTTACATTATATCTGTGGGGGTAGGCGTGATGAATCGTTGGGCATCCATGCCATAAGCGTGGGCAGTGCCGCTAAAGTCTCAACCAGGGAAATCGACCAAATCCTTGAACAATATTCTGAACCCGAATTATCAGATATGCGGATGGAAACCAGGGCTGAAAAGGGGGTCACTTTTATTATCGTCCACCTCCCTGGTGAAACTCTGCTGTTTAATGTCAATATGGCTAAAAGCCTGGGCGTTGAATACGCCTGGACATTATTAAAAACTAATATCTCAGGGACTGCGATATACCGAGCGATCAACGGCGTATTTGACGCTCGTATTGGTAAATGGGTTTATGGCGATAAACGTGATTCAAGGATAGGTATCCTTGATGATTCAGTGTTTACCCATTATGGAGAAATTCAAGAGGGTGTTTTATATTCCCCGTTTTTGAAATTAAAATATATGTCAATTGATGAGATTGAAATTGAAACCATCCCAGGTTTTGCAGTTGCTTCAGATGATCCTATTGACCCGGTTTTACGTTTTATAGATAGTAATTTAACTCTTGATGGGGACAATTTAACGCTCGATGGGGACAACCTTACGCTCGGTGCTTATCTATTTGTAGAACCAGAACACACAGACACAAATGATGCGAAAGTGTTTTTTTCAGCAACATACAACGGGGTCACATATGGGGTTGAAATTTCGGCACAGTATGGGGAGCAGGGCGATTATAATCAGAAATTTATCTTGAGACAAATTGGTTATGTCGAGAATTGGATAGGGTTTAAACTTCGATGTGCCACAAAATCAAGAACAGCATTTGCGCTGATGGCGGTGACTTATGCCTGATATATCCAAACTTCTGGGCTTGTCTTTTGATGCTGTTGATGTTGAGAAATTAACGGCATGGCCTCCCCAAATGATAGAGGATTACTTATCTATTCGGGATAACTTTATCATGATAATGGGTGCTATGGATGAGTTCTTGGCAGCCGCAGTTCCGTTGGTTGGTGTAGATAAAAGCGCTGAGGATGTAGTACAGACTTTAATGCAAGCCAATCAAACGCTTGAAGTAAGGATAACTACCCTTGAGACTGAAATAAACGCAGGTCTAGCGTCTGTTTTATCAGGCAAAAGCCTTGACGATATTGTCCAGTTATTGACCCCATCCCCTATGCCTGATGTATCCCAGCCTGAAATATCAGAATATAACGATAATTTTTCGGGTTATTTTATTGAGGAATTAAATAAAAAGGTTGTTGGCCCAACAAGTTCCACAGATAATGCCGTTGTAAGATTTGACGGGGTTACAGGGCGGTTAATTCAAAATTCAAATGTTATTATTGATGATGATGATAATGTTGGTGTGGATATCTCAACTCCCACGGCAAGACTTCATCTTCCAGCAGGCACAACAGCAGCCGGAACAGCAGCGTTAAAACTCACTGGAGGGGCATTGCTCACAACACAAGAGCCAGGGACGTTTGCTTACAGTGGTGGGAAACTCTACTTTACAAACGTGGCCAATCGGAAAGTTATTGATAGGACATCAGATGTGGCTCTTTCCACGGTAACGGTGGTGTCCACAGCTACTGAGACAACTCTATGGACAGGTCCTATGGTAGCGAACGCCCTTCGCGCCGGGAATTTATTTAAGTTTCACGCTGATGGGATTATTTCTAACGGGGGTGCCACGGCAGCAGACCAAATTACATTGCGAATAAAAGTTGGTGCAGTAACCGTGGCTACCCTTGCACCAGTTACCAAGTCAATCCCGATAGGCTCCCATTGGCATATAGACGCCAACGCAACCCAGAGAACTATCGGAACTACTGGACAAAGGGCAGTGCATATTGATCTGGTAATTGATGATAATGAGGCTACTGTTCTTGGGGTTACGACTATTGACACAACGGCAGATATGACGGTGACAATAACAGCCCAATGGGCCAGTGCAGCAGCAGACAACACGATATCTATGTATCAAGCATATATGGAGTACAAAAATTAATTCAGGGGGATATAATGGGTAACGGAATAATCGTTCTTTACACCGGCCAACCAGGGATAACAGACACGGTTCTGAACACGCCGAACCCGAACATCAAGATAAAAATCACAGCCGCCACTGTCACCAACGACACCACGACGGAAAAATATATAACTTTCCACAATGTTCCAGCAGCTGGCACGGCGGGAGACGACAATATTATCATAAACCAAAAAGTGGTCGGGAGCCGGGAGACATTGCCCCTTTGGGAGCTGGTAAACCAAACGATTCCTGCAAGCGGTTTTTTGTCGGCAATCGCGGAAGCAGCGGACCAACTGACCGTCCATATTTCTGCTATTTATTTTACGTAATTTAGAGCGGGGTGTAACATGTCAAGAAAATTACCATATAGCTTTAGAAATGGGATTATATGTTGTTGGGGTCCTGGTGCGAGCAGTGATGGTCACGGTCCCGGATCTACCAGCGGGGACACAGGTGCAGGTGTAGGAGGAGATTCTTCTGGAAGCACTGGTGATTCGGGTAACAGTGGAGCAGCAGACGCAGCGGCAAGCATGGGCAGCTTTGCGACGCAGAATGGTATAGGACTATCTGATAGTTCAAGTGGTTTTTTTGGGGGATTAACAAGCGAAAATATTGGGAAAGTTGCCTTTGGGTTGTTGGGGTTTTTAGCTGCTGGCGTTGCAGGGGCTAGCCTTGGAGTAAAGGCTGGAGGTATTATCGGGGGTATGTTTAGTGATGATGCCGTGGCATCTATAAGCACAAACCCATCACCAGGGAACATTTCGGCCAATCTGGGTGTCTCTTCTGCCGAGGCCCAGGCTATGTCTGGGGAACTTTCAGGGATGACAGAGGGGGAAAGAACTGAAGCCTTTAATACAGCAAATAACTATTATGGGGCAAATATAGGGACAACGACATCCGGGAACACAGCAGCAGACACAGCAGCAAGTTATCAACAGCAAGCTCTTGATTATCTCCAAGAACGTGAAGCCATTCCCCAGCAATTTAGGGAGGGCGCACTTCAAAGTCTTGGAGGTCTTTACGGGCTTGAAGGTGGCACCGGAAACCAACAGGAACTTATAGATCAGGCTAAAAATTCCCCGCTTTATTCCTCGATTATGGGAGGGCAGCAGGCCGGGGAAGAGGCCATTATGCGTAATGCCAGCGCTACGGGTGGGCTACGGTCCGGAAACGTACAGTCAAATATGTACGAGTATAACACTCAACTTCAAAACACAGCACTCCTTGAGTCATACAATCAACAGGTATCAGGTCTTTCGGGGCTGGCTGGGTTGTCATCTAATGACACAGCGATTGCGGATGCTATGACAGGCATAGGAGAGACATACGCATCAGGGATTACAGCAGAAAATCAGATGGCAGCAGACAGTGACGCAGCCAACGCAGCAGAGAAACAACAAAATATTGATAACTGGATGGGATTTGGTAATTTTGCACTCACAGCGATAGATTCATTCTTGTAAAGGGGGGAGTAAAATGCAGAATCCATACTATGTACAACAGACCGAACGGCCAATGGATTATACCCGGGGGCTTTCTGGGATCTCCAACACCGTGGGGCAGATCGGGGAACGTAAACGGCAGGAGGCCCAGGCAGCTGATGTGCAGGCGAAACAAACCGAAGCGAAAAAAAGATTTATGGAGATTTATGATTCTGGTGATATGCGGGCCTTGGCAGAGTTCGGGGCCAGTAACCCTAAGCTGGCAGAGGGCCTTAAAACTTCCATGAAATTCCGGGATGATGAAACGGAACAGAACTACCATGATACGAACCGGGATATCCTTGCCCACCCTGAAAATGTAATCGAGATTTTGGAAGACCGGTTAAAATTCCTGGGGAAGCAAGGGGCAGCTCCCGAAGACATGGCAGAAACCCGCACAGTTTTGAACACGCTCAAAAAGAAACGTGATGATATTCCTCCTGGTCTTGAGACATCGGATGGGATGTTTAACGGACAAAAGTTTGACGTAAAAAAAGATGATCCATTACTCACCGAAAAACAACTTGAATCAATGAAAAAAGATTATGTTTTGACCGCCCCAAAGGATGATGTTGAAAGATATCTTCGGTCTATTGGGGAGTGGGAGAGTGAGGATGTTAAAGACACCAGGACTACCGATATAAAAAATTATGAATATGGTAAGGATAATCCTGATTTTGTAAAGAATGGCAGCGGTAATCAATATGAGGGGCTGTCATCTGGGTACGAAACATATCTAAGGGGGATGGGTCTTCAAAATACTCCAGATAATTATAAAGCTTTTAATAGAAATCAAATCAACCTTAAAAAAGAACTCAAAGACAATACCGACCAATACCCGCTATTATCTGAAATGGCGTCTATGGGGTGGTCCCCGTCTGGTAGAGTCACAGGGCCGATGCTTGCGTTCTGGGAATCAGCGGCACGCAGAGCAAAAGAGAAGGGGGAAGATTTAACTCCTGAAAAAATGAGGGCCATGGAGTTTCAGGCTCAAAAAAATAGATCAACAGGGGCCGCTGCTGGTAGTCGTCTTGTTATTGGGAGAAAGCAAAATATAACGGCTGCCGTTGGTATCCTTGACGATCTCCAAGTGACATCACACAAATTAAATTATTCTCCTATTAAATTCAAGGCAGCATTTGAGCGATTTCAGAAAGATCAAACAGGCGATCCTATATTTACTGAATACATGGCCCAACGTGCTGATTCTTTATTTATTTTAGGTAATGCTTTAAAGCAAAATGGATTAACTGACAAATCCATTGAAATTGAAGAAGAGGCATTCCGGCCTACCCTTTCAGGGGCAGCGTTCGACGCATGGCTAAACACTCAAAGAAGAGCAATAAACAGGGCCGCAGAAGAAATGAACGAGGATTATAGATTTGGCCTGACAACTACTCCTACATATCCAGCAGGGCAGGGAGGCGCACCAACAAGGGAAAACCCAATCCCCTCGATTGGTGGAAAAGGACGATTTAAAGAAGGGCAAACAGCCACGGGTCCAAACGGTAGAATAATTTATAGAAACGGGAAATGGGGGCCAGCATGATATCTTCAGAACTCCCAGCAGGATACACCTTAGATGCACCTCCCCCGGATGAACTCCCAGAGGGATATGTTCTAGATGCACCACCTCAGGGAGAATCAACCATACAACCACCACGGGCAGCACAACCCCCCAGGTTCAGTTACGACGCAATAAGGGCAGAATTAAAACGGCGTGGGGCTATTCCCCCAGGGGCAGATGAAATGCAAATGGCCAGGCGTAATATCCCAGGGCAGGCCATAGCAGGGGCAGCCAGCGCAAGCAGAGTCCCCCTTGAAATGGGTGGGGCTACAGCGGGGGGTATCGCTGGTTTTACGGCGGGTGGGCCTGCCGTGTCCGCTGTTGGTTCTGGGCTTGGTTATTCCCTGGGGGCTGAGGTCGCAGATATACTTGAACAATTCGCAGGGGTAAAAGATCAGAGACCATTATGGATTGAAGGGCTGGAGGCCGGGAAAAGATATTCAGAGGGCGTGGCGTGGGACGTAGGCGGCCAGACGGCTTTAAAACCTTTGGGATACCTTGGCAAGAAAGCCTTTGACAAGTTAAGAAGCCTTGCTCCTCTCATGGATACCAGCGTTAAGAAAAAAGTGGGAAGCATTATTGCTGCTGACACTCCAGCCGGACCATGGATTGTGGAAAATATAAAAAAAGCCAAAGAGTATGAAGAAATGATCCCTGGTCTTAAATTTTCCAGGGCAGAAATGACAGGTGATGCAAACCAGATAAAGTTTGAAAGGTCAAAAACTCAAACTCCTGGAGAATTTGCGGAACAGTGGAAGGGTCGCAAGGCTGAAAACTTCAGGGCCATAAGGGATTTTATAAATAAAGCAAAGGGTGGCGAAGAGGGGCTTGATGATGTATTAACGCCCTTTGCAAAACAAGAACAAAAATTGGCTGGGGATGTATCCAGCACACAAACCGCCCTTGATGAATTGGGCCTTATGGGTTCAAAAACAGAGGGGACCATATCAGCGGGTAAAACCATTCGGGCTTCGGCCCAGGCGGGGGAGAAAGCAGCACGTAAGGCAGGTGGGGTATTGTTTGATGATGTTCCCGAATTTGGGATTGACGGTTCAGGGCTTATCGGAAAATTAGATGAAATATCACAGCCTTTTGATGACTTTGAGAATATAAAAAAGAATGTCCCTGAATATTTTGAAACCATCAGGGAAGTGTTAGCAGATAAAAACAATATAGTCACCCCAAGCGGGTTAAAGGGTATGGTCACGAACTTAAGGGCAGAGTCCAGAAAGATAGGCGGGGTTCCTGGGGCAAATAGGTTTTTAACATCAAGACTTGATCGGATGGCAGCAGAAGCAGATGACCTACTTGAACAGGCATCCAAAAGCGGGGAGCGTGTAGGAGTTCAGCCAGTTGAAACCCCGGGAGGCGCAACGCAGGCAGAAATAGAAGATTACCTTGTGACGTCAAACGAGGCCCAGGCAAAGGCCAGCGAGAATATAAAAGCGATGAGGGCAGCCGAGGACAAAGAAGAATATGCCAAGGCTCTTAATGCCGCAAAGGGACTTGTGAAGGAAAGTCCAGAATTTGCAGCGTATCAAGATATCATTGATCAGGGCGGTTTGAATCTGGAAACAGCGCACATGGGGACCGACAAAGAAACCATAAAAGAAATTTTGAGGCGGCGGCCAACTCTTTTGAGAAAGGGGGCCCCAACGCATGCTGATCAATATGCGAACCAGATGGGCTTTGATACTCCTGATGAAATGTTCCAGGATTGGTTAAGTCGGGATACCCGGGCGAATCAGACAAGAAAGATTGCCGATGATATCATGAACGAATATTATGTAGGCAAAGATGCCGGACTTGTCCATACTGGACCAGAAGAATTTATAAACGAAGAAATTGACATGCTTAATTCTATGATGTCAAAAACCAGACCAAAAGGATGGAAACAGCCAAAAACAGTCATGGAGAAAGTAGTTACCCGGGCGATGCCTGGAGATGAGCAAGCGGCGGCCAAACTTAAAAAAGCCCGGACCTTTTGGAAACAGGAGGTTATTGATAAGTTCCAAAGCGGGGCCGTGGGTGATATTTTAACAAAAGGTGTCAAGGGAGACAAAGTGGCCAGTTCCCAGGTTGCCAGCCAGTTTTTTAAACCCGGGGCCGTTGGTGAAGAGGTTGCAGGCCAATTCATGGAGGCGGTAGGGCATGACCCAGGGGCGTTAACTGCGATGCGGGATGCCATACGTCAAGACATGATAGGCGGCGGCAAGAACGGAATGGGGGTTATGAATGGTGAGGGTGAAATAGTTAAGAAAAAACTGAATCAATGGGTATTTAAGCACAAGGCAGCTCTTAAAAAATACGGGGTATTAAAAGAGTTCCAAAACATTGAATCAGCGGCCAAGGCAGCGGATGAAGCTGTAAAAATGCAATCAGCGTTTAACAAATCGGAAGCCTCCAAATTGCTGAATGGGAATATTAACACAAAAGTCCGGCAAGCTTTGAACGCTGGGCAAAAAAAGCAATCGGCACAAAGGCTCATGGATGCCATCAGGAATAACCCCCAGGCTAAGAAAGGGTTACAGAACGCCTTTATTGACGAGATGATGAAGGGCGTAGAAACAACTGGTGTTGATGCTTTTGGCAAGGAGATAATGAGTGTTGCGAAGATATCAACATTCTTAAAAGATTTTGATGAGCCGTTAAAAGTTATCTTTGCTGGAGAAAAAAATAAACTGGCTGCCATGTATAGGGTCCGTGATGCTTTAAGAGTGATAGATAGAACAGCTAAATCACCGATTGGTGGTGGATCTGATACCGCTGAAAATTTGGCACATGGAGCGTCAAGATTTTTTAGGGCATTGATAGCTAAAACAGCAAAGGTTGTCTCTCCGGTTACAGGGACAATAAGTCTTGCAGCTACACCCATAAAGATGATGAGTGATAGCAGGGTAGGGAAGTTGATAAACAGATCGTTGCTTGATCCTGATCTTGCCCATGATCTTGTATGGATTGCCAACGGGAAATATAAACCTGAAGTAGTTAAGCGTAAACTTTCACAACATTTTGCAACAATGGGGCTTGTTTCCCAAGGAGATAAATTAAATGATAAAAAGTAAAAGGCTTAGCCTTTACCTCAAAACCTTAGCTTTTGCGGTAATATTCGCATTGTATTATTCCTTGGCATGCGCTCTTAACACAGTACAATTCAACCCCCAATATTACCCAAACCCAGACAAAGGGAAGCCGATTTCTTTGGGGTCTATTTATGTCGGTATCCCAGACCTTGACCCGGTGATTCCCGCGAATCAGAAACAAATAACTATTATCCAGGAAGATGGCACAAGAGTCGAGGTCTCGCAGCCAGTAAACACGAACGCAGGTGGAACACCCACATATTTGGGGTCTGTAGTAACGCTAATGGTTGATGGTGATTACAGCCTTAAGGTTTTAGACTCATACGGATCTCAGGTTTACTATGTCCCTTTTTCAGCGGAGTATATAGGGTTATCTGTTTTTACGCCTGATTACAATGCTTCAGACCAAGGGATTACTGGGGATAACAACACTATTAAATATTATGGAGATCAAGCAGCCGGTGATGCCGCGACCATTCACTTTATTCACAATTCTGGAGCCGCCACGACAACATACACGTTTATTACAGCCTGGGAAAAACCAGAAAATATAACGCTAAAAGTGGACGCTGGCGTTATTATATCCGGCCCTATAACAGGATTAAAATCAGCTAATCCAGCATGGTTTGGGTTTCTTACAGACAGCACATATCTTGAAAACACAGCGGCCTTTACAGCGACAATTGCAGCAGCGGAAGCCGGGAGCATGATAGTTATCCCTCCTGGGGAATACGCGATGTCAGCATATATAGATATTAATAAATCGTTAACAATTTCTGGTTATGGGGTTACTTTCAATTGGCCGTCTGATTTAATCGAAAGCAGAGGAATTAAGATACACGCATCTGATGTGGAGATTTACGGCATAAAATTAGATGGTCCTCAAGCTTTATTATCTGCAAATCTGCAATTTGGTATCATAGCTGTTGGTGCATCTGCATCTGATTATATTTCTGGGATAAAAATAAAAGACACCAAATTAACCAACTGGAATACTGGGATTAGATTTGAATTTGTTGAGAACTTCGAAATTAGCAATAATTACGTATATGACAATTATTATACTGGTATTGCTACACTGTCTGTTTTGCAGGGACGCATAATTAATAATGAAATTGATGGTATTGCAGGCCCTTTAACTGATCAGGTTACGGGGGATTTAGCCTACGGCATAGTAGTGTCTAAATCAACGGGAACATTAGCGGTTAAACCATTATCTGAACATGTTATTGTACAAGGGAATGTAATTTCAAACAATTATGTATGGGAGGGATTAGATACCCATGGAGGTCAATATCTTTCTTTTGTAGATAATAAAATATATAATTGTCGAACTGGTATTTTAGTAGGAGGTGCGTCTAATACGGGCGCAATAGGCTCTGTTCCGGTAGGTTGTGTTATCTCAAACAATACTGTTAAAAACGACCACGGGACAGGAGAGATAATAGACCCTGAAGACCAAACACACGGTATTATTGTCACTGGCAACGCGGCAACTGAAGCCCCCGCTACGGTTTACCCTGCTGTCATGGGAAGCAATATGGTTGTAACCGGGAACAGTATTGAGGGTTTCGGGCGCGAAGATAATACCGATGAAATTGGTGGTTTAACGATTAGAGCCATTGATGGTATGACAGCTAATAATAATGTAATAAAAGATTCTTATGGGCATGGCATTGTAATTAGGTCTGTTAGAGAACTGAACTGTAGCAACAATGTTATAGATGGCCTTACAGCAGATGATACACAATCTAAAGCAGTTGGAACTATTACGTTTTCAGGCAATCCAGTCAATGGAGACAATATAAGGTTTAATTACGCAAATGCTAGTTTTCCAGGAGCCATTTATACCTTTGTAGACCCAGCAGCTCCCACAACAGATTATGAAATTGATATAAAAGCAACTTTGGCATTAACTCTTGTTGAGACGATACGAATTTTAAATCTTTCACATGGTGATGTTGATGGACTCGTGACTGATGGTAGAGTATCAATAGCTACATACACCACTGATGAAATAGATACGATAACAATTACTTTTGATAAGCAGGGGCGTATCGGAGAATGGTTTAGTTATAGCCCTACTTTAGAAGCGGCATCCACTGCTAATTCAAATCTTATTTGCGCCCAAACAGCCGGTGGGGCTGGAATTTATATTCGGTGGATTACTGCCGGTGAATATAGTTCTGGGCTTATATCTGATAACACTATTTCAGTTGGTGGGTATACGGGGGTTTTCATGGGACGTGAAGAGGCTGAAGAACTTGATTTCATTAACAACAGGAATCTTGGGACAGGCATTCTTTATGACCTCACTACACTAGAAGGAATTAGTCCAAATATATCTGGCGGCGTTATTGATCCAATTGGGCTTCTTTATTTTGGCTATGCTCCACCAGCGATAACAGCAGGGGCGTCATATGTTTTTCAGGTGCCAATGTTTGGACTGAACTCTTCCTGGGCTTTAATAGATTGGTCTGCACAAAAATATCTTGAAGGGCTGGTGGTATCCATTCAGCCGTCTGATAATTATTGTTACGTTCATCTTTATAACCCAACTGCTGATACTATCACGATCGGTACGCAAAACTGGCGATTCCGGTATGGGCAGATCAGGAATAGGAATTGATTAATAAATTTTTACAATTTATAAAACGCCTACAGAATAATACCTGTAGGCGCTTTTTTATTTATATCTATTTGAATTGGTTTCGTCGAAGCCCATAAGCCATGGGTTTTCTGTGGGCGGTCTTTTTAAAATCATAGCACGATGTTGGCAGGCTCCCGTCCTTAACCCGGACATTTTCTTTCAGTATCTTGATCAGCAACTTTTCTGTTTTTTTCTTCATGGCATCACCGGATGGTAATCTGATGTTGTCGGATATTGTTTTTTAACAGGCCAGGAGTGGCCACATTCACGGCAGAGGGCTTTTAAGCAGTTCACGCCATCAACTATATTGATGACTTCGGCACCGTTGTGTAACTCAACTTAAAGCCGTTGCTTCTTTTTGCATCTGGGGCATCTTGTTTTTGCTCTCATTTATTTTTCTCCATAGGAATCTCTTGAGTCAAAGGCATTCAACAGAAGTTATCCTCATAAAGTATCTGTTTCTTAACCAACCAACTGCATGCCCTGATTCGGGCCTATCCATCAAACACACCTTGAAGCTCCATCCCATTTTGCGACTGAGTTATTATAATCAGGAATACTCAAACCTCCTGGATCAGTGTTTTAAGGCATGCACTGTTGCCTATCCATGCACTTTCGTTACATGCTGGAAAGCTGCCCAGTTTTTATTAAAACCCAGGACAAATAAAAAGTTATGCCATTGGAAGTCGTTTGTTGCCAGTATGCAGGTGCATGCACAGGCTCGGTCCTCTTTCCCCGTGGGATGGAGTCGTAAAAATAAAAAAAGCCCAAAAGACTTTTTAGGGTCGATTGGGCTTTTGAACATTTGCAGCTTGCGAAGAAAACCATGGGACTAGGGCAGGAACATGACGTTTTCAACTGCAAAAAATTATATTTTATTTTATCCATGTTCAAATAATCCCGTTTAAAATGTTTTCTTCGCATCACAAAGATACTAAATTTGACTCCATCTGTCAATGTTTATCTGTGTTAACGCTTACTTTATAATCCTTCATTACTATGCCATGTGTCTTGTTGCCCCTGGCGTGAGGTTGCCACCAGTACCGGCCCGTGAACCTGCCTAAAAGTGGCTTGTCAGAGGTGTAGGTCTTAAAGTGCCCCCGGCAAAGGTGGAGACGTGTCGTATTATCGCTTGCCTTGGCTGGTCCAGATCCTTTTTTACGCCTCTTCGCAGGTAGCTGTAGGCGTAGGGTCTTATATGTGAATAAGGGTTGCTTGCCGTTCTTGACGCGCTTTTTGTTTAGTTTTGCTGGGGGCGGGTTGTCTATAGTGGTTATGTTTTTTGTATTTAGGAGCATCAAAATAGCGTTCAAATGCCAAACCTTTTCATAAACGACAGAATCAAAGGCGATATCTATCCCTTGTTTTGGAACATCTAATCCAAAGCCTGGTCGATTCCTTAAAAATAAAGAGGTGTTTTCCTTGTCCCCGTCCATGGTCAACACAATCGTATATGGACAACACATCCAGCATTTATAGTACGGCAAATACGAATACATATCTAAATAAACGCTTTTATCAACACTATTGACACAATATGCAGCTCTCGATATTTTATTATCGTCCGGTCTATACCCTGAATCAAACCCATCATATTTCAAAACAGTCTGTTCTTGGAATGATTTAACATCGCAATAAATACATATTTTATCAAATGGGGCTTTGGTATTCTCCCCAAGAGCACCGGTGAAAAACCCGTGATGTGACAATTCAGCATTATTGAAAATTTTGTCAGTTATAGACAGTACCCCATCAAGGTCCCCCATATAAAAATGTTGGGAGTCTTTGATCATCTGTATGCTTTCCGAAAAATCTCTCTTTCTTGATTTGGAATATATTTTATTCAAATCATTAATCAAATCATGTCCATACATTTCACTCCCCCCTCAAAACCCGCCGAACATGATGATAATTAAACATGACATCAACCGAACTGATATCAACCCCTAACCGAGATGCTGCTTCACTTATAATGATTGCGGTCTTCTTTGATGTACCGCTGGTGCCTGTCAATATCCTTGACACTTGGTTTAAACTCAAACCAGATTCATGAGCCAATTGTATGTTTGTAATCTTCTTTTTTTTCATGTTTAAAAGATATCAAAACTTATTATTCATGTCAATAAAAAAACACATTAAATGTGTTGACAAAGTCATTCCAAAAGGGTAATATTCACCTACGATCTGAAATGCACCGAGTACACAAGCCGTATAGACTGACGGTACAGCCCCGGTCCAATGCCCGATATGCAAGCGTACTGATTATGCTAACCCAACCCCCCAAAAAAAGGAGAAGCCAGTGAAAAATAAAAAGTAATATTGAACTTGGAGGTTCAGAGCGCGACAAGTTAATCCGTCTTGGATTTCCATTTGCATGCTTGTCGCGCTTCTTCAAAAATTTTAAAATTTAAGGGAAGAATTATGAGCATTAAATACGATTATATCACATTGCGGCACACATTTGCCGAGGAAGAAAAAAAAGAGTTAGGGGTTGCCATGGCTGAGGCATCAGTTAAAAAAGAATCCCTGGACGAAAATTTCAAAGTCTTGAAATCAGATTTTAAGGGGCAGATTGACTCCGAGGACGCAAAAATTAAAATGAATGCCCGTAAGCTGCAAAACGGGTTTGAGATGCGGCCAACGAAGTGCCAGAAAGAATACCAGCCAGATTCCCGGGAAGTGGTGTGGTATCATCCAGAATCCATGGAAATCGTCAAACGCCGGACCATGACCGCCGATGAACTCCAGATGGATTTCGGTTTTGACGATGCTGAGTAGCGATGTTTGCAAAATCATCAGCACCCCCTCTGAAACATGCCCAAATCACCCCACCGCAGAAATATATCACACATGGGAAAAGGGAGTATTAAACCCAGGCTGGACACCGATAAAAACTCATGAGCGTTTTGAGTGTTCCGTTTGTGGAAAACAACTTTACCCTATAAAAAAGTAGAGGATATCTAATGAAAATCACATTGAAAAGTATTTTGCTTGAAAACTTTAAGGGCGTTAAATCGTCTGCTATCAACTTTGACGGGGCCAGCGTCAATATCTACGGTGATAACGCCACCGGCAAGACCACACATTTGGATGGTTTTATCTGGTGCCTGTTTAATAAGGACAGTCTTAATTCAACCACTTTTGAAATTAAAGCCTTGGATGCGACTGGGGAGGCCAGCCACAACTTGAACCATTCTGTTTCTGTCACCCTGGATATTGACGGCACCATCCTGGATCTCAAAAAAGTTCTTGTGGAAAAGTGGACCCGTAAGCGTGGGGAGAAATCAAAGGAATTCACCGGGCATACCACCACATATTTTATTGACGAGGTTCCTGCAAAGAAAAAAGAGTATGACAAGCGGATCACAGATATCATTGACGAAAAAGCATTCCGGTTGCTGACAGATTCAAAATTTTTTAATGATGTGCTGGCCTGGAAGGATCGCCGAGAGATGCTGGTGGCGGTTTGTGGTGATGTGTCTCAAGATGACATTATCTCAACTGATGCGAAATTTGCAACGGTTCCCGAAATATTAAAAGGGCAATCCCCTGATGATGCCAGGAAGCGGCTTAACATCCAGCGCAAGGGGATCAATGATGAACTGACGGCTATACCTGTGCGGATTGATGAGGCTACCAGATCGCTCGGTGTATTGTCTATGCCTGCTAAGGATGCTGAGGTGGGGCTCATGGCTCTGGGAATAGAGAGAGGCGATCTTGTAGATGAACTGTCTGCCCTGGCCAACGGCGGGGAAGTCCCCAAATTACAGGTGAAACTACAGGGCATTCGGGCAGAAATCCAAAAGCAAAAGAATGATTTTGCGGCAGGCAGGGCCGCAAAAATAAAATCAGCTCAGAATTCCATAGATTCTCTCAACGGTGAAATCAGAAAAAAAACTCAGGAACAATCGAACAGAGATATAGAGCTTGACAGCAATTTGGCAGCCACAAATAAAATAAAAGCTGATCTGGAAGCGCTCAGGGGCGAATGGCATGAAATTGATGGCATGGCTTTTGACGGCTCTGATGTCTGCCCCACCTGCAAGCAAAATCTACCTAAGGAACAAATTGTTTCAGCTATTGAAAATTTTAATATCAGCAAGGCGGGCATGT